ACAAGCACTAGAGTCAGATATTGCTAGATTTGAGTTTGAGGAAAACAAACCTTACACTAAACTACAATCTTACTTATCTGCTGCATACGGTGCTCCTATGGGTCAAGTCTCTACGACTACATCATCAGGAGGAGGTAAATAATGGGTGCTCCAGTATTAATAGGTGCAGGTATCGGAGCTGCAACATCTTTAGCCACAGGTGGAAATCCTTTACAAGGAGCTTTACTTGGTGGTATTGGTGGTGGTACATTTGGTGGATCAGGAGCTTTAGGTTCTGGTTTTACAGAAGGTGGTTTATTTAGCTTAGGGTCTGGTTTATCAGGTGCTGGTACTGTAGCAACATCAACTCCAACATTAGGTGGTTTGGCATTAGAAGGCGCTACAACTGGCGCAGTCGGTGGTGCATTAGCAGGAGGTGGTGCAGCAGGTGCTACTGCTAGCCCATATGCTTTTGGTAACAACGCATTAGAAGTTACAGGCAATACAATGAATCCTGCATTAATTGGTTCATCTGCTGGCGGTCAAATACCATTTACTGGTGTAGACAGAGCAATAGATGCTATTACTCCAAGCGGTGGATATGACCCAAGTGGTGGTAATTTTATATCTAATATGGTTAAAAAAGATCCTATGGGCTCAGCTATGCTAGCAAACGCTAGTGCACAAAATTTATTAAATCCACAAACATCAGGCATCACTCCTCCACAATTAGGAGAAATTCGTAGAGGTGCAACTGAGCCAGATGTAGGTGCACCATTGAATGTATTAAGTCCAGCAGACTATGGTACAGATATGGTAACAGATGAAATTGGTGTTACAGGTGATGTATATTCAGTATTTCCAGAACGACTAAAAGGTTTTGGTGGTCGTGGAATGTTTTATAGATAAGGAATAAAAATGTTATACGGATTATTAGATGATGATTTTAACCTCTTCGGTGGAGGTATTGCCAATTCTTTGCTGACCCCAGATCAAAGTAAAATGCTTACAAATCAAGCATTAAAAACGGCAGGTTTAACTACAGCATTAAGTTATTTAGCACAGCCTAAAAACAGAAATGTTGGTAGTTTTGTTCCTTATGCTGCACAAGCTGGATTACAAGGTTTTGGTGCTGGTCAAAATATATACAACATGGGACTAAGTTCTGTATTAAGAGACAAAACTCTTACAGCAGCACTTGGGAAACAATCCAATAGCCCATTTGCTAAAGTTGATCCTACAAAGATTGATTTCAATAAAACTACATCAGAAGATATAGCAAATTATCAAAAAACTCAAGACCCAACATATTTAAAATTTGTTGCAGAAAAACCAGAAATGCCTTCTTATTTAGGCAAAGCTGAGTTAGCAGAAACAGAGCTAATTGATACATCTAAAAACTTAGCTACAGAAACAGATCAATTTATGAAGCAATTTATGGATGGCACAATTCCAACAGGATTCTATGAAAAAGCATATTTAAGAAAAATGCAAGGCGCAGGATCAAAATTCTTATCAGATTCACAAAAACAACAATTAGCTGATCTAAATAGATATGAAAACTTTAAAACTAGATTAGTCAATGAATCATTAAGACTCAACAAAGGTGTTCAAACAGAGGGTGATGCACAGCGTGCAGCTAACGAGTTCCAAGCTGCTGACACTTATGAATCACAAATGTCTGCAATGGCTGAGTTAAGACAAATTAATGCTAGAGGTATGCAACAACGATCAGATAGATTAAATCTTGCAAGAAAATCAGCAGGATTAGAAACTATTGATTATGGTGCTAATATTGACTATCAACCATTACAATTACCAGAAAGCACTCAAGCAATTGATATTGTAAAAAATATTCCAAACAATGTATTCATGAATGAGCAGTTTCCTGTAGTTAAATTACCACAGAATGATGAACTTGCAGAATCAATATTCAAACGAATTCCTATTGGTGGATATTTTATGGATGCTGATGGCAGAGTCTTAAGAAGAAATAAATAATACAAGGATAAACTATGGGATGGCGAGACAATGTATCTATTATAAGCGGTGATAAGTTTACAGAAACTACAACAGATGCAACAAAATTATCGGATGACCAAGTCCTTAATATTATTGATGAATATAACATACCTGCACAAACAGTTAGACAAATAGCGCAAGGTGCATCTTTTGGTTTTGGTGATGAGATAGAAGCTGGAATTAGATCATTCTTTGGTAAACGAGATTATAAAGATATTAGGGATGAGTTACGCACTAAACAACAATTATTTGAACAAGACTACCCATTAGCTGCTACTGGATTAGAGTTAGCAGGATCTATTGCCGCTCCACTAGGTGTTGCTAAAACTGCATTAGGTCAAACAAAAGTAGCAAAACAAGTTGGAGATGCACTTAAAAGTGGATCTGCTAAAACTAGAATTGGAACAGGTGCTGGAGTAGGTGGTGCTAGTGGTGCTATGTACGGTGCAGGAACTGCACAAGAAATCTCTGACATACCTAAAGATGCAGCTACAATGGGAGCAGTGGGTGCTGTTGGCGGAGCTGTATTACCAGAAGCAATCAGGGGTATTGGGTCTGTTGGTGGTAGTGTAGTTAGAAATATTGGTGAAAGACTTGGAAAAGGCGATGCTGATGCAAATGCTACCAGACTGTTAGCGCAAAGACTTGCAGACGAAGGTCTAGATGAACAAGGTGTTACAAAAAGACTAAATGAGTATAAACAAGCAGGAGTGTCAGATGCAGTCATTGCTGACTTAGGAGAAACATTAAAAGATCTAGGATACTTGTCATATTCTATACCATCTAAATCTAAAACTGCGACTCGTGAGTTTTTAGAAGGTCGTGCATCAGATGTTAAACAAGAAACATTTACTAACCTTAGCCAATCAGCAGGTATACCAACTGACAAACTCGGAGTTAATTACTTAGATGAGTTAATAGCAACTAATAAACAACGAGCAAAAGATGCTTATAAAGGTATTGAGGGAGAGGTAATTAGCACCGCACCTTTTAGAAGATACAAAGATAGAGATGTGATGAAAAAAGCATACAAAGAAGCAGAAAAATTAGCCAATGCAGAAGGTGAAAGTATTGTTCCTTACGAACAGTTATTTGATGGAACAACAGTTAGTATAAAAACATTACAACAAATAAAGCGTGGCTTAGATGCAGAAATATCTGGCGCTGGAACAAAAGACTTTAAATTAACACCATATGGTGGCAGTGTTTCAACATTGAGAAAAGAGTTTGATTCTTTAATAAAGAGTAAAAATAAAGCATATAAGGAAGCAGATGAATTATTTGCAACAGATGTCAAAATCACAGATGCTTATAAAATGGGTGAAAAATACAACACGATGGATGTACGGACTCTTAGAAAAAACTTCTTAAATGCAACAGATGCTGAGAAAAAAGCATTTCGTGTTGGAATGATGTCTAACATTGAAAAAGAACTACAAAAAATGACTACTAATGACTTATCTGCCAAAATATTTAAGTCACAGAAACAAAAAGAAGCACTACGATATGTTTTTCCAACTACAGAATCTTTTAATAAATTTAAAGATATGGTAAAACTGCAACAAAATAAATTAGACACTGGTAGACAGGTTCTAGGTGGATCACAAACTGCTAAAAGAGAGTTAATAAAAGAAGAAGCAGAAACTACACAACAAGTCTTAAATTATGGTTTAAATGTAGCATCAGGACAAGGGGTTATACCGGCAGCATTAGGTGCACTAAGAGGTTTAGTAAACCAAGCTAGAATTAGTCCTGCAACAGCAGAGTCATTAAAACAAAAACTGTTTCAATCTAGTAATGTTGATGATGTACTAAAAGAAATTACTGAGTTACAGAAAAAACAAGCCATGAGACCAGCACCAAAAACATCTTATTATGGCGGTGTTATCCCATCACTATTAGCAACAGAGGAAGAAATTCCGGTTATTGATATTGTTGGTGGACAATATCCCAGATGATATGGCACACACTAAAACTACCCCCTATAAACTTATACAACGCACCAAAAAGAAAGGATTCTGATGGAGAAGGTTCAAGAAGCAGTAGCAGTTCATTCGGCAGAGATTGACCATATGAAAAGAGATATAGATCATATACTAGCTAAAGTAGATAAAATGGATGCCAAGATTGATAATATTGAAAAATGTTTATCAGAATTAAGTGGTGGTAAAAAAGCTATGATGTGGCTCATAGGGGTAGTCATTGCTGTGTTAGGTTTTTTATTTGGACACTGGATGGATAAATGATAGGAATATTAGCAAAAATATTAGGTAGTGGTGATGTTATTAAAAAAGGTCTAGAACTTATAGATGATATGCACACTTCTACAGAAGAAGAAATAAAAGCAAAGAATGATGCAAAGATTGCTTTGCTTGCCGCATATGCACCATTTAAATTAGCACAACGATACCTAGCAATTATGTTTTCTGGAGTGTTTGTATTTATCATGCTAAACGGTGTACTGGGTGCGCTATACGGTATAATAGATATGAACAATGTTAATGAAGCCAAAGCATTTGCTAATGAAATGTGGTTAGGTGAAATAATGTTAGCAATAGTTGGTTTCTATTTTGGCGGTGGTTTATTTGAATCAGCGAGAAAGAAATGAAGCTAAGTCCTAATTTTTTATTATCAGAATTTACATCTAGTCAAATATGTGAAAGAAAAGGGTGGGATAATACACCCCCACCTGAAGTCTTAAATAATCTTAAATTTTTAGCACAGGAATTAGAATATGTTAGAAATATACTTGGTCATCCTATGTATATTAGTAGTGGTTTCCGTTGCGATCTTCTTAATAATTATTTGGGAAGCAAGCCAACTAGCAGCCACAGACAGGGTCTTGCGGTGGATTTTCGTTCTAATGGCTTTGGCGATCCCTATATTATCGTCTCTGCTATCGTTATGGCAAAAGTAAACTACGACCAAATAATTTTAGAGCACTACAATAAAGAAAAGCAAACAGGATGGGTTCACTTGTCGTTCAAACAAGTAGATCCACGCAATCAGGCATTAATTATTGACAAAGATGGGGTACGACCCTTTGAAGATACTATTACTTGATATAGAAACATCTCCTAATACTGCTCATGTCTGGGGATTATATAACCAAAATGTGAGTCTAAACCAACTCATGGAATCTAGTTATGTTATGTGTTGGGCAGCGAAGTGGTTAGACGAAAAAGAAGTATTTTTTAGCAGCATTATGGAAGACACTCATCGTAAGATGATAAAGAAGATATACGCTCTTTTGGAAGAAGCTGATGCGGTGATACATTATAACGGTACGAAGTTTGATATACCAACGCTCAACAAAGAGTTCCTATTACTAGGACTTACTCCCCCATCACCTTACAAAGAGATTGACCTACTTAGGACATCACGATCCAAGTTTAAGTTCCCTAGTAATAAACTAGATTATGTCGCACAAGCATTAGGTCTTGGTGGAAAAGTAAAACATATTGGTCATGAGCTGTGGATACGGTGCATGAACAAAGATAAACAGGCTTGGGATATGATGAAGAAATATAATATCCAAGATGTTGTATTGTTGGAAAAGGTCTATGAAAAGATGTTGTCTTGGATTAGAAACCATCCAAACCATAATAGTCATAGTCAGGGTGTTGTTTGTCCTAATTGTGGCGGCAGTAATCTTATTAAGAGAGGCTTATCTTGCAATACAAATACCGTTTATCAGAGGCTACGTTGCAAAGACTGCGGAAAATGGTCGAGAAGCAACAAACAGATGAAAGACTTAAAAAAATTCGAGTCCGCCATCAGCATCTAGGGAGAAGTATGGATATAGACGAAATAGCAGAAGTAATGACTGGCAAGATCATTGAAGAAGTTATGGTGACTTACGGTGAGGACACTATGACATTATTCTTGTCAGATGGTTCTAGTATTGAGATTGTTATAGATTCTATCTATGCAGACATACCGGAACTTGATGACTAAAAGAGTTATTACCCTGCCAGACGGCACAGAAACAGATAATTATAGTCAAGCCTACCAAAGGTATTGCGAAGCACTTAATCTCTCCAAGAAGCCGCTTATGCAACGCCAAGCATGGCTAAATAAACTACAAGATACAAAACGAGTTGATACTTTAAAGTATTGGTTAAAATTAATATGGGAAAATAAGTAATGGCAAGAACTCTTAATCAAATTGGGTTATTAGATCCAAAGTTAAAACAAGCAGATCCTAATGCTATTCCATCAAAACAATATTATTTGAATAATGTTTATACAGGAAATACTATACAACCTACTCCAAGAAATGAAATAATTGGTGTTTTAGCTGATGCTGCCAACTATACAATGCCAAAAGCATTATCAAGTGTTCCTGATTTGTTAAATGAAATGTCTTATGGTGAAATGCCGTATACTGGAACTAAATTGACAACACGAGTAGATCCAAGAACTTTAGATTTTTTAGATGTTATTCCATTTGCTGGAATAATTAAAGGAGCAGAAAAAACAGCTAAAGTATTATCTAAACCATCATTATTAAGTGCAGATAAGTATATAGATAGAACATATAGAAACTTTCCAGAGTTTAAAGAAGCATATAAAAAGATAGATAAAAATATTGCGCCAGAAACATCAATGGGTGGTCGTTTATTAAATACTGATGTAGCTCGTGAACTATTTCCAGAGTATGTGCAAAACAGAACCAGATCAGCAGATGTGCATGAAGGAGCAAGTACATTTACAAAAGAATTATATGCTGACAAATTAAGAAATCCTACACCAGAAGGATATGACAAGATTGTTTCATTTACTGCCGGTGGCACTGGAGCTGGAAAATCATCAGGAACTGCAAAATATACAACTAAAGCAGAAATGATATATGATACCAATATGAGTACTTTTGGAAGTGCTAAACAAAAAATTGACGATGCTTTAGATGCTGGAAGAGGTGTTGAAATTAATTATGTTTATCGTGATCCAGTAGAGGCTTTGAAAAATGGATCATTAACACGAGCTAAAAATCAAAGTGCAAAATGGGGAACAGGCAGAACTGTACCATTAAAAGAACATTTAAAAACACACGCTGGTGCAAGAGATGTAATTGAGAAGGTTGCAAAAGAATACTTTGATGACCCAAGAGTTAAGATTCGTTTAATCGATAATTCTGGGGTAAAATCAAAACCAGTTACATTTGACAAATTACCTAAAATAGACGAAAATAAGGTGTCTAAGGAATTAAAAGAAGCTTTAGACGATATGTATAAAAACAATATTATAACGAAAGAGATTTATGAAGGATCTAAATAAAAAGGTAGATTTACAAGGATCGCAAGAATTTGCAAATGCGATTAACGAACAAATAGCAGAAGATAAAGCAATGGCTGCTATAGGTAATAATAATTCTTTATTAGGTACAGATAAAAAAAAGGGAGCATAAGCTCCCAATTTTAAGTTAGTCTAGTTACTTTTCAAAAAAACATTCTACAATCAAAGTTACAATAAAGATGGGCATCCAAACGATGCCCAACACATACAGAACAAAAAACCAATCTTCTATCATTATTTATCCTCCTTAAACATATCGTGTAATTCCCCAATAAGTCTTTCAGTAAACTCCTCAGGTGACTCATTAGGAACTTGACCAAAATATTCTGCTAAGTCTTGATCTAACTCTTGAAATATATCTTTTACTTTTGGCATAATTATCTCCT